ATTTTAACGGATCAATTTCAGTACCATTTCTAAATAGCTTAGCAAACACCGCGCCATCTCCAACTCCATTTAATAATTGAGTTCCTAATGTAGAAAATAATTCGACCTGAATTGGGTCGCTCTTATCTCTAACCGCAGCGTATCCACTATAAGGTTTGCCATTATATGTAGCAATGCATTTAAAAGAAGCATACCCAGTTACCATTGCTGGTGTAACAGTTAATTCTTTACTAGTTTTTCCACTTAATACATCATATTTATCAGTAGCAGTAGAACTAGACGAATACTGATACCACTGATATGTAATTCCACTAGTTACTGTATTTGGTCCGTCTACTAACCAAGAAGATAAAGTAACATTATTCGAATCATTCTCAATTATATCGCCACCCGGCGCATAACATTGAAATACTATAGCGTTAGTTCCGTCTGCAGCTTGAATACTCTTTGACCAAGAGAAGGTCATTGGAACAGTTGTACCATTGGTAGTAAAATTAAATGTAATCTGTCCAGTATCATTATTATTTAAAGTAGCATCTTTTACAAATACTAAGGTGATACTACCAGAAGCACTTGTCGTAGAATCAGTAATACCAGTACAAGTAATTTGGTCAGTAATTAATCCAGTTATGTTTGCTTGTGTTAAAGTCGCCTCGGCTTTAGTAATTCCTTGATAACCAGTAAACGGAATTGTAATTGTAGTATTAGCTTTAACTGTTCCATCTTCATTACATGGAATAATTTCTGCTGAATTACCAAGAACTACGTTCGCTGCACCGGGACCAACATCTCCTTTTTGTCCATCACTTGTGACTGCAATTGTTTGCTTATCAAGAATATCTCCAGAGCCGCCAGTTTGATAAAGTTCAACAGTTAAATATTCTAAATCACTACCAGTAAAAGTATAAGTATAATCTAAAGTAGTGGCATCCATATTAGTACTTGTTATCGCCGTAGTGCCACCATTTTTATAAATTTTTATATAACCTCTATAATCAGTAGTTGTAGTCCCTTCTATTTTATGAGCCGTAAAAGTTACACTTGAAGGCGAATAATTATTATTCACATCTCTATTGGAAACTATTCCTGAGCAAACCAGCTCATAATAAATTGGCGATGTACCATCCGCACCTGTTTTAATTTTTGTAAGCGTAAAAGTAGAACTTAAAGTTGTAGTACCTTTTTCTGCGGTAAATTCTACTGTGGCCACTTCGCTGGCGCCAGTCCAACTGGTAACCGTATAAGTTCTAGTTGCCGGATCCCATGAACCACTTACTCCAGTTGCAGTAGGCGTATTATATGTCCATCCACTTGCAATCGCGCCGCCTTCATAAACAGTAACAGTACTCACTGCTTGATCAAAAGCATGTGTGGTAGGTGTGCCATTACTTTCACAAGGAATCATCTGATCTTCATTAGAAAGTACAATAGCAACTGTACTCTCACCAGGCGCGCCGTCATATAACTTTGTAACATTTACAATATCATAAACATTTGCATCAGATGTAAGTTTTTTAATAGTGGCTACATTATTTACAAATAAGGCGTTTTCTCTTCTGTCAACCACAATCGTAGTTCCATTAATTGAACTATTATAAGTTGTAGAAAAATTAGTCCAATTACCACTACTATTCTTATATTGCCAATTACCATTTGTTACATTTTCTAATGTAGCAGTTAAAGTAATTGAATTTCCACCAACAGGCGATTGATTCTTATCATATTTAAAAATATTTTCTCCAGTAATTTCACATCTTTTAATTTTAGAAGCGTGCCTTACTAAAGAAAAAGTAATTCGTCCTTCTGCCAATAAGTTGGCACCAGTATCTGGTTCACTATACGATGCACTACAAATATAGGAAACCATATTAATATTATCTGAAAATTGATTTTGTGCTACAGTTAAAATTCCTCCATCAACTGTCTCTCCGCTTGAAGAAGAGATAGCCGAAGGAGCATTAATTCCAATTTGCTTAGTCCAAGTAATCGTTAATCCATTCGTATTTAATGGTAAAGATTCTCCCGCATAATAAATAACTGGAGTTAAGACTAAAGCACCATTAGTATCTCCCCAATTAGGTGAATATGATCCGTTATTAGGATCATATATCACCGATAAAGGAAGATTACATTGTGGATATATACTAAATTCGCCTATATCCGTGACATCAACAATCGTTATAGAACCATAACTTATTGCCATTATCCTTTTCCTCCTAAAATTCTACTTCACAGGTAAAAATCGCTTTAGAAGCAACATCTGAAGGCCCAATTACTATACTATTTGTTGTTCCAACTGGTTGTACCCATGAGCTATCTGTATTTCCATCTTTATCTTTTTTTGTCCAAGTAAAACGAGTTACTCGATTTGTTATATCTGTCGTTCCTTTATATACACTACAAACTAATGTTGTATTTATATTTTTTCTTAAAAACATATTACCAGCAGTAGAATCTATAATAACTTGTATAGCATCTTCTCCTGGCACTCCTTCTGCTTCTATTTGATTAACATCCTGATAAACTCCAGTACCTTGACCGTGTTCATCAGTAACTTCATAAACAACTTGATTTGCTTTAATTCTTAACTGTTTATGTCCTTGATCATCCTCATAGAAAGCAATAAATTGACCTTCATCACCAATATACATGTTATCGGTATAAATACCTTGAGTACCTTGCATGTTTTGATATATTGATGTATCCACACCCGTATTCATTGCTGGCAATGTACCCAAAATTCCCCGATAATTATAAGTGACTTTTGGCTCTTTAGTTTCATCAATAGTGGTTTCAAATAAACTAATTGCACGAGCAGGTAAATTGACAGTATTATCAGAACTATTAACTCCAATTCCATAGTTTGAAGTTCCAGCTTTATTACCCATGTCAACCAGTGCGCCGCCGACTAATTCAGAAGCATTTTCGACAACTGCACTCGAACCTACCATTGCGGCCGCGCCAAGTAAAGTAATATTATTACTTCCTTGAGTTCGAGATACTTGATATATATGGGTCAACCCATTAGTTAATAAAATATTAGAAACATCTGGGTCAACCGCTTCTCCATCAGCGGTTCCACTACCACTTGCATAATTACTTATTTTACACCATTGACCATCTTTAAATAGTATTGGTTTCTCAACAGTTAAAACCAAGTCATCATTACTTACTGCTGCTGAACGTATCGTACTCGAAGGTCTAAATAAGAAAACTCCACCAACAGCTTGAATCTCTGCATATTCAAATACGGCCGTCTTAATTGCTCCTCGCGCAGTAATATTGTTAAAATAAGCATCACCAGTTGAATCAATCAACCAACCAGAACCAGCTCCATCTACATAATTAGATGAACTAATCTGCGAAGTAACTCCATTGATTGAAATAAATGGTTTAGTATTATCTGAATTATCTTTACCAACAGTTACTAAACCTGTAAAATTACCACTAGTAGCATTAATAGTACCAGTAATAGTAATATTACCTTCATCATCGGTCTTCATGACCTCGGCGCCCGCATCATTCTTTATTCTAATTCCATAAAGTGTTGGCGCGCCAACCCCTTGAGTCGGGTCAATTGTAGTGTTTCCATTGGCGTCATCCCATTCAAGAGCACCAATTTTAATTTTCTCAATTCCACCGCTCTTTAAAACTCTAAAGTCATTATCAGTTGTAATTTCGACCTGGCCGCCACCTTCGTAAGAATTTTTTATAAAAAATCCGTCCCAAGTGACTGCAAAGTGTGCTTTATCAAGGACTTCTTGTAAATTTTGAGCCTCAAATTTCTCTCCATCCTTTATACCATATAAACCATATTGGTCATAGCGTACATAAGTCTGTAAGTCATAAGCCTCATCGCCATTTGATTTAAAAGCACTAATACCAGCTTTATCCCAACGAAAACTTGGTTTTTCTTTATTACCAATAATAACTTGATTTGTATTTAAAGTTCCAGTATATACAACGCCAAGATTAATACCTTGTCCGTCAATTGCAGGCGACCAACTATTGCCACCGTCAGAAGAAACTTTTATTCCATCACTTTTAATTATAACACGATTAGCAGAGTTCTGCAAATTCTGAACTAATATAGCATCATCTTGTTTAATAATAGAACCATTACTAACTAAATTATATTCTTTACCACTTAAATTATTAACAGTCTGTCTAAATACATCTTGATTAATAGTTCCATTTGCATCTAATAAAGTGCTAATCTTTGCATAAGTGGCCTCATTATATTGAACAGTTTGAACTGTTGCACTAATGCGTTGGAAGAAGTCTTCAAATCTCGTTTTATAATTCTGAACAGTAATTACATTTTCATCTGGTTTATCTAAATGCCATTCAACTTCCGATACAATTACTTCTTCTCTTGCAGGAGTTAATACATAATCAGGATTATTTTCATCTCCTACATTAGTTTTATGCCAACCGAAGAACTCTGTATCTTCTACATAAGTTTTATCGCCAGCATCGAATAAGTACCATTCGAACTCTTCTAACTCACTAATGTCAACTACGTTAATTGTATACGAAACCGTAGGTTGCGCCGAGGTGATACTTGTCTGTAAAGCATCAAGGTAATACAATTCAGAATCTATATAATCAGTAGAGTTCCAAGTCCCCTCTTGAATAAAGCGACGATATTTAGCATTGAAAGCTTTTGTTATTTCGTCTTTTTCTTTTTGAAGCTCTTCAATTTGATCCTCGACGCCAAGTTCTTCTTCATTAGCAGTAATTTTAAGAGTTGCTACATCTCCCTGCTCAACTTTGTGAGTTATTGTATATTCCGTCTGCGCCATCGTATGACTACTAGGCGCAGTAAATGTAATAACTGTACTACTAGTTATTATATCAAAGAACTTTTTATTAACGGTTGACCTATAGACAGAATCAGAACCATTTATTGTAAAACTAAAGCCTGGAAGATAATCATTTAATTCTACATATAAGTGGCGTTGATTTTGTTCATCAACTACAACCCAAATAGTAACATAATAATCTTCTGAACCTTTTAGCTGCCTTCTAAGTTTCCAATATTCCTGTTCTATATTACTAACATAACCAGAATAGTTATTAATAGCGGCAGAGTTTATATATATTTGACCAATTGTATCTATAACTGTTTCTTCTTTAGTTAGGTCTAGAAGTAATTCATAGTAAGTTCCAGCCGGAAAAGCTTCTCCTACATTAAGGCCAGTGGCCTCTTTCATTACTGTTTTTCCGCTTTCTGTTTCTTTTATATAATATTTCTTTTTATCAACAACTGTTTCATCTTTAGTTTCAAAATAGTATTTATCATCAAAAGTTTCAGAATCTTTTTGTAATGCCTGATATTCTTGATAACTTCTATTAGTTAAATTCTGAAAATCGCCCAATCCTTCAGTTAATAAGTCTTGAGCTGAAGCAACTAACTCTGTATAGGTGTTTCTATTGCTTCCAACCTTTAGTAAAGCAGCTTCTAAGTTATTACGTTTCTTTTCTAATTCTCGTAATTCTGTATTCTTTTCAGCTAATTCTCCAATAAAAGCAATTCTATCACTTTCAGCCTTTTCTCTATCTAATAAACCTTGACTATAATAATAATCAAAATTTAATATATATGCCTCACCACTCTGATTAGAAGGAGCATTTGCAATTGTAACAAACCCATCATCCGCATAATCAGATTGAGATAAGTCAACAATTAATTTAGTTACAATTTCCTCAGAGTTAACATCTCTTTCAATTGATTTTAAATTAACTCCATATTTAAAACCAGCCCAGTTATCTTTTCCTGCATATTCTCTAAAGTATACAAACTTATTTGGACTGCCGTCTTCTGCATAAGTAATATATCCTTCATCGTCATGGTCTACTACTAAGTCAACCCAACACTCAAAAGTTTCTGCTATCGTTTGTAAAATATTAAAGCAGTTAGATTGAGATTCATTAATTGATAAAAATTTCTCTGAATTTTCATTGTATACAGGAACAATGCTGCCTTGTGAACTTAAACTACTAAGTAAACTTTCTGGTGTTGCATACTTGATTATGTCTTCAGCGGCCGTGCCATCAGCTGGCTTTATATAATAGTATTCTTTTGCATTAGAAGTAGCCGTAGGGACATTACCAATTAATATCGGTGTTTCTCCTGTTTCATCTGTACTATCAGGTACAAAACGAGTTAATTGAATATCTTGTA